GGTTTCATCATCCTCGTAGTACTCATCTTCATCATACCTGTTTTCTAAATCAGAGTCGTACTGATTTTCAAGTTCAGATTCGTTATCATAATTTTTTGATATATTTTCAAACTCTCTTTGAATTCTGTGCATTTCATTTTTTTCTAATGCATCAAAATATTCATCTATCATTTCTTCTTCTGGATTTGCTGTCAGCATAATCACATCTTCCGATATCTTATAAATTCTATCTTTGCTATATTCCATCCATTCTTGCATGAAGATAGTCATACTTTGTATTCCTTTTTTACTCATAACAGGAAGCATGTTTATCTGCATAGGATTTTCTAAGATATAGTCAGAATTGTCAATAGACAAAGAGCATATAATTGTATCTCCATTCTTTAATCTGACAAGTTTTATCCCTGTTCTATTTTTATTGCTCATTAACAACTCCTAATTTAGTGGAATTTTTATCATTTGATAAGGAAATCCTTCTTCCGAGTATATCTTTACTCGCTCCACAAAATGCTTCAGAGTATGATTTTTTCTAGATTTCCATCTCAAATCATCTGAAATATCATACAATTTTGCTTTTGTTTTCTTTTCACTTTTACGCAATTGTCTACCAATTGACTGTAGAACTCGTATTCTGCTTTTTGATGGCGAAGCAAAAATAATGTTTTTTAGACTACGAATATTTATGCCGGTAGAAAAGGTTCCATACGAGGCTACAATAATTGCATTATCTTCGTTTTCAGTGATATGGCGAACAGACTCACGATAGTCGGCTTCAGTTTCACCGTGAACAAAAAAGACAGGTCTGCCTTTCGCCCTCTTCTGAATTAATTCATGCAGAGGCTTGCCGTGCTTTTCTACAAATTGAAACAGAACTAAAGTATTGCCTTTGGTGCTTAAAGCAAGATTAGTGATAAACTTGTTACGAAGCGTGTTTGTAACCAAGAATTCAAGTTCGTCTTGATACGATGCTTCTCGCATGGTTTGACAAACTTCGGCAGGATAGTTCAAAACAATACAGTCAATGCTGATAGTGGACAGCAGATTACTGTCAATCAGGTCTCGTGTTGTGGTGACTTTCAAGGTTGGGCCAAACAGACCTTCAATAGCGAGTTTATTGGTTTTAGTTCCATCCAAGGTTCCTGTTAAAGCAATACGATACGGACACTTGGTTAGTTTTGTCATTATAGAAGTTAAAGACTGCGCCTTGAATAGATGTGCTTCGTCTCCGATTACTACTTCAAACTGGTCGAAGTAAGCCTTAGGCAATTCGTAGATAGATTGCCATGTGGAGATTACTATCTGTCGTGAGTCCATCTTCTGTTGACCACCAAAGATGGTATGACAGTTTTCTTCCGCATCCCAATCTGTGGTTTTAGAATAGTCTGCAAAATCTGATTTCATCTGTGACACTAGTGATATGGTGGGAACCACAATCAAGATTTTTCGGTCTGGTGGTATGATATTCTGATACCATCTGAGCAGCGAGTAAATGATAAGCGACTTGCCGCTTGCGGTGGGAGACAACAGCAAAGCCCGCTCACGGTTTACGGCAGCACCAATAGCATCTAACTGATGAGGATGCGGGGTAATAGGCTTACCGTTCGCTGCAAGTTTCAGAGTGTCTAGAAATTCGACTATTTGTTCAGGAGTGACTTGTGGTGGCTTTTCCGTAAAGCCTTTATCAAGTTCTAGGGTGTAACCGCGTTCTTTTGCAAACGCAGCCAGATAGTCCAACAAGCCGATATACAGTAATCCGTTGAACGGAGAAAACAATCGAATCTTACCGTCCCAATAACGATTCTTGTAAGCAGGTGTAAATTTTGCGTTAGGCACATCGAAAGTGAAATACTCGGCGTAAATGCGAGCATGAACAGTATTAAAGCATGTTGCAGAAATCACAGACATATCCCCTGTATTTAGGGGTGTCTGTAAAGACATTACACAACACCTTGAGTAAACTTTCGCCATTCTATGCTGTTACGAATAACCCAATGACGCTGATTTATAGCCTTTAGCAAGGACTCAAGGTAATCCGTTTTTTCTTTTTGCAAAGCAATTTTAGCCTGTGCTTCATTCAGGTCAGCATCCGCATCCATATACAGGTCGAGGTCTTGACGCATGATACGAATTTGAAAAGGTTCCCAACCTAAAGCAGCCAACTGCTCTTGACTAAGTTTACCTGTCATCCACTCCCACTTGTTCTTACGCAGCACATTGAAATCTGCGTTCATCTTGCTTAAGACCAACCGCTCGTCGTGAAACAGGTTCAGATACTTGTTATGCAACTGTGGAATTCTAGCGGACTCATCGCCAAGTTCAGTCTTGTCGATAGGAATATCTCGTTCCACCATTTCACGAATTTGTTCTAGACGCATGCAGTAAGTTTAGCAGAAATTTCACAGAAGTCAAATTATAAATCTTCAATAATGTAATCGTTTAGAGTAAATTTTGCTGTTGCTATCAAAGGTTTATTTTCCGTGTCAGAGTAGTTAAATTCAAGACCTGACAGTTCTGTAGGAAAAACTCCCTGCATAACTATTCTTTTATATGGGTTTTTTTTGTTAGTGAAGTAGATTAAAACTGCCTCCTCCCATATATCTTTTACCGGCTTTACTTCGGAAAAATCTTTATAGGGTGTGGCTTCTCTCAACCATTTTAATATTTCATAGTAATTTCTCATAGTTTCATTAACTAAAAAAGTTACAGTGAAATAGGTTATTCTTGCAGTAGAATTTGGTAATTTGATGTTTGGGCCTAAAGTCGAAGGAATATCTATAGGTTCAGAACCAACTTCATTTAAAGCAACAGTTTGAACAAAGTAAGAAAATGTTGGAATTTTTTTTATCCCAAAACGAAAGTTTTGAGGTATGCCCAAATTAGTATTGTCTGATGGACGATTGATTCCTCCAAGAGGTCTTTCGGGTATTCCATAATCATTTTCACTCATCGAAAAACTCCATATTATAATATGTGAAAGATAGCGTAGCAGTTGAAATCATGTTTGTTGCTTCAGTATCTGCGCTGTTTAAAGTTATACCAGAAAGTTTGCTCGGAAATAAGCCACGAAATGTTATTCTGAATTTAGGATTCTTTTTTGCAGATAAAACCAATAATTGGCCTTCTTCACTCATCCAATTTCTATAACTTAATGCAGTGTCTTTATCTGTGAAAGTGGTCATTTTTCTAAACCATTCCTGTAGTTCACTATAATTTTTCAGTTTTTCATCCACCAAATAAGTAAATGATAATTCCCCATGAATAACCTCACTTCCTGGTACTTTTAATGATATGCCTCTGCCTCGTTTATATACTAGTTCATTACATGTCATACCTGGAATACTAACACTTGTGCAAAAGTAAACAGCATTTGGAACTTTGGGTAAAAAGAATACAAAGTTTGTTGTGTACGCCAAATTTGTGTTTGACGGCTGACTGTTTGCTGCGCCAGTGGCTATGTAATTTGGTATACCGTAATCGTTTATTGTCATACTAGTATTTAGAAATGAAAAAACGGCTCTTAAGAGCCGCCTTTTCTTGATTTAAATTACCCATATAAATCAGGGTAGAGGCAATTCTGTAACATCATCAGGTCTTGTTACAAACTTATTTGAACTAGAAATTATGTTGTTTAGAGTGTCTACAATAAAGTTCTCTGTCGATACCGCAGTGTTAATGTTCTTGTTGAACATGGCAACCCCTTCACTCATTCTTATTGTGCTGGTATCATCACCGTAAATACCTCCTAGTATTTGAGTTGTTGCTCCAATTGCGGGCAACAGTCCAAAAGACCAAGAATTTATATTGGGGGCTTCATTCAACAGCAATTCTGAATTATTGTTCATTCTTAATGTGCCAATATCTATAGAACTGATTTGGGCTTCTTTCCAAGCACTAATTTTTGTTTTTATAACTTTAGCATCAGCGACAACAGCACTTCCCATGAATAAAATGTTTGTTGGAGTCGTTGTTGCGTTTGGATATTGATTTACAATTTCTAGTCTAGAAATTCTTGAAGAACCCGTATAGCCAAACGCGGTTAATCCAGATATGTTCAAAAAGTTTCCTATGGTCACATTTAGCGAATCGCTAGTTACACCCAAAGCGTTAGATAAAATCTGAGGAAGAGTGTTTATGGTAACTTTACCGTATTCTGCACCTGTTGGGCCGCCAGTTAAACTATAACCCAAAGCAGCAAGAGATTTATCTGAAACTTCTCCTAAAATACTTATAGGATAATTATCTAATCCGACATTTGATGTTGTTGGTTTATGAACATACACGGTATTAATATTAATTTTACCTACAGTAGAATTGTTGTCTACAACAAGGTTTGTAAGATTGTTACCCAAATACGAGCCTACCGTGCATCCAACACCATTCCAACCAAAATTTACTTCAGGATAGCCATAAAGACCGTAAGATAACGATGTATCATTGTAATCTTGGCGTATTCTAGAAACATCAACAACATTTCGAACGAAAGAATCACTTGGTCTAGATTCATTTATGAATTGATTTAAAAATCCTGTTAGGAAAATTTTCGATCTGGTTGTTGACCCGCCATTCCATGAATTGCCAGTTAAAGAAGAACCTTTGATAAACAGTCCAACAGGATTTCCAAGACCGTCTACAGCCTTTACAGAATTCAAAAATATTGTTTTATTGTTTGCTCTTGAAGATTCTTCTTTAAATACTCGTGACTTAACCTTCAATGATTGATAATGTGGATTGGTCGAATAGTTACCAAAAGTAACACCATATGCTGCACTAGCACCAGTAATTGAACTAGAGGTTACACCCATAGAATATAATGAGTTAAGACCACCACCAACAACATTAAACGGATACTTTTGTTCATATCCGTATTCCCATTTAATATTCAGTTCTAATAGCGTATTGTTTGTAGTTGTTCCTGCATCAAAGGTTAAGCCAGTTGAATTTGCATAACCTCCAGTTGTGCTGCTGCCAGAAAATCCTCCGTATAATAGAGGAGCATTTGCTGTTGGGCCGAAAGACAAACCACCAACAAAAACTATATCGTTAGTCCCATTAATAGCACCAGGAACTCTTGAAGAAGTTACCCATTCACCACCATTTAATGCGTTCCAAGTTTTCCAGTTGCTTGGATGATTCCAGTCGTAAGAATCTTTACTAGATCCAGATGTTACACTTGTTCCCAAGCCACCAACCCACCAGAATTGGTTTGCATATGAAGAAAAATTAAATTCTACGCTGCTAAGTTTCGGTGCATTTAATGGATTGTTAGGCATTTTACCCCTCTTTAAAGATGCGAATTAACAACTTACTGTAGCATATTTAGGAAAATTGAAAAGTGTATTAAAAGAACAACCCCCTCTTTCAAGGGGGTTGTCCGAGTAGAGAGACTTCTGAAGAATCAGAAGAGGTTTGTTACCTTGACGATACGATAGTACATGTTGCGACGAACTGTGTCGTCCAAAGTACTGGTCACATTGCCACTCGAATTTAGAACGAATGGGTTGTGAATCATTCCGTAACGAGTCTTGAAGCCAATCTTTGGCTGGAATGAGTTCTCACCAACTGCACGAACCATTTGTAGCGGAACATATGGGCAGTAGAAGAGACCAGCATCGTATGGGCTCGAACCCTTATAGCCAACGCAGAAGAACTCGTGAGTTGCTGTCTGTGAAGCGTATGGGTCGATGTAGACGCGGAGACGACCGTTGAGAACACCAGCGAAGGTGTTGCCTGTATCGTCAACATTGAGGTTGGTTGAGAGGGCTGGAGCGTAGTCAAGAACGCCTGCCATGCTTAGAGCACTTGCCACATCTGCCGAGCAGAGAACGAAGTTGCCCTTACCACGACGGGTTTCCTTGGCAATTTGATTGCACTCGCGCTCCATTTGGAAGAGCAGACCCTTGAACTTCTCGACCGACCAACGACCGTTTGAGTCAACATTCAAGTCGAACACGCCTGTGGTCTGAGTTAGACCAGCGCGAGCACCCAACTTGGCTGACACATAGATGCGACGAACGACTTCGCGGTTAATTTCAGCAAGAATTTCACTCGACAAGATGTTGGCGAGTTCGGTTTCAGCGTCAAGACCGTGAATTGCCTTCAAGTCTTGTGCCAATTCCATTGTGTATTCTGCCTTCAACGCACGGGTCTGAGCAGTCACAGTGGTCTTCTCGATTGAGAATGCCATTTGTGCAAACTGTGAGCCTGCGGCTTGTGAGCCGTTTGGATAACCAAGCGATTCGCCAGTGTTTGTGCTCATTGCTGTGCCCAAGAATGGATCGCCGTTGGTGTCTAGACCAAAGTTGCCTGCGGTGAAACCAGCACCGACACCGTTATAGAACGGATCAGTATCGGTTGCTGTTACGCCACCGAAGTTAGCGGTTTGACCTAAACCTACGCCAGTTAGACCGGTAGCAGCCTTACCTGAGAAGCGGCTGTTGGCTTCTTGGAAGAGTGCTTCATTGCCGAACTGATCGTTGTAACGACTGCGTAGAGCAAAGATAAGACCAGTTGGGCCACTCATTGGCTGAACGCCGCATACATCGTATGCGATTAGGTTTGGCATAGCGCGGCGAACTAGCGAAATGAGAATTGGGTCCCACTTAGCAATATTGCCGTTTGCATTGCCTGGAAGATCGGCTGAACTGTTGGCTGGGCCATCTTCGCGTAGATATTGTTGCTGATTCTCTAGAAGAATCGTGGTTACTGCTTTGCGATATGGATCAGAGATGTCAGGAAGTTCTGAGTGCTCAAGCACTGGCTTCCACTTACTCTGTAAGGCTTCTGAAATAGTAAGTTCCATTGGTTTTATACTCCTGTGGTAGTTTAAAGGTTAAAGTTATTTATAAATTAGTTTTTCTTGCTTTGTGCCTTGTTACGGCTTAGGCGAGACAACATTTGTGAATATGCTTCCATCGACTCACTCAAAATTTCTTCGTGATTTGTTGGAGCATTTTCTGCATCCGTTATGTCATCTTTCGTTTCTTCTTGAAGGAATGACTTTCCAGAATTTCCAAAGTAAGATTCGCGGATAGTTTCTAGTTTCGAGCGGAATTCTGTGTTGTTATCGAAGCCAACACCTTCTGCTAACTTTAAGAAACGATCTTTGTCTGTATCAACAAGACCCTCACTCATGCTTGCAACTAGTTCTTTTCTTTCTAGTTCAGCAATTTTCGTTTTTAGTTCTAGACTCTTATTGATTTCTTCATTCAATGAAGCGGTTAGGACTTCAACCTTTTCTGCCATTTCGTCTAGCAAATCAGTCTTGCCCTGTGGAACTTCAATGTTGTGCTGCAAGAAGAGACCGCGAAGACCTTCAATAAATTCTTCAGCGATTTCGGTCCGTAGACCCTTCTCCACAGCGAGTTTGTTTTCTTCCATCCATTCCTCTACAACATATGAGAGGTAAGAGTCGAGTTGCTGAGTGAGTTCAGTCTTCATCGTTTCGGTTTGTTCGATGAGACGATTCTCGTATTCCGCTTTCATTTCGGCTTCGATTGCTTGAACGCGCTCATTGAGAGCAGTTTCAAAAATGGTAGAGGCCTTAGTCTTGAAGTTTTCACTTAGTTCTTCTCCATTGAACATAGCGTCCATATGAACTTGAACAGATTCAACTTTACCCGAACGCTTTCCATCAACATTTTTCATTTGCTTATCACCAGAAGCAGCCGTGTCTGTAGCAACAGGTTCAGGAACAACAGCACCCTTGCCAGTTCCATCCTTGTAAAGACCAGCATACTTTGAAGAACCAGCAGCAGTAGGAGCAGACTTCAAGTTAGTCTTGTCGCCTTTGGCTTGCTTTGCGGCAACATTTGCCTTCAAAGTAGCAGCCGAATCCTCTTCGATGGTGTCTTCATCTGTTACAACTACTTCTTCCGAAGCAGTTTCTTCGGCTTCGGTTGCGGTTTCCTCTTCTTCGAGGATTTCTTCTACTTCTTCGTTCTTAAATGAGTCCATGAACTCGCTCCTTGTGAATTTATGAAGGTGTCAAACTTTATTTATATTATCAGAGATTTCGTAAAAACTTTTCGAATGCTTTCATTTTTGCTTCTTCTAGTTTACGAGAAGAGGCGTTTTGAATGTTCTTTTTAATTTCTTCTAGGTCTTTTTCTACCAGTCTACCACTTTCCCAAATCCATTCCTTGCCTTCCATTATGCCTCTCACAAAGGCTTCTGGAGCGGAAGGGTCGGCTACAATATCCGCAGCCGTGGCTAACTGATAATCGTCTTTCACATAGTTTACGCCGTTCTTTTCTTCCAAAGAACCGATACCACGGCTTGAAACGCCTAGTTTTGCACCCTCATCAATCAAATTTTTAACAATTTTACCGTATGGGGTATCCATGATTTTGGCTCTACCGATGAAGTTCTTCTTATCGGAGTAAAGGTCAGTAATCATATGTGAGACACGCTCTAGGTTGATGGTTGGGCCCTCGGGGTGTCCCAATTCACCGAACGCTCTCTTTTGCTTTACAAAACTGTTGTTATACTCATTAACCTTCTTGTTCATCATTTCAAAGGTATAGACACGACCGTTGCGATTCTTTTGGTCGCACATCAGGAAGATACCTTCAATAAAGTAGTTTTTTTTACCCGGTTCGTTCTCTTCAGTTAGAACTTGAATTTCCTCGTTAATGTCGCAGAATAGTTTCATTTATGGTTTCTCCCTTTAAATTTGATTAGACATGACGAGTCACAAATTCCATAACGATTGAAGCGGTAGCACCACTACTTAAACGATTCGTGATGGTTGCCATACCTGTTGATCCTGTTGATAAATTTTGTATTGTGAATCTTTCGAAGTTGGCATCAACAACACTAGCAAAAGGAACTTGAAATGCTTGGTGTGGAGCGGATCCAGCAAACGCAATTTCAACAGTTCCTCCATTACCACCAGCAGAACCTATAACTCTAGACAGACAAGCAGAAGTAAAGGTCAATCCTTTGGTGGCAAATTCTCCGGTAAATTCCGTAATGTTCGAACAAAAGGCTGAAGGCCCAATATCAAAATTGACATTTCCGCCTCCTCCATCCGAGGAATACGCCACCACACAACGGTTTTTACTCTTTACAAGATAGTCTAATCTAGCAGTCATTAGTTCTTCTCCTTACAGAAGGAGATTACTCCTTCAAATGTTTTTTTGCTTTCTATTAACATTAATCTAAAAGATTGTTGACTGACTTCGTTTAATTCGTCGTGAACATCTACAAATTTTTTTGCAATTGTTGGTGTTAGCCTAACTATTGTTCCATCCATCAGTTCTAAAGTTTTTCCTTTATTTTCAGAAATACAACCATTCACACATTCAATTATTTTGTGTGTTATTTTATCTGAAATTTTTTCAGTTTGTTTCATTAACCTTTCCAATTAGATTTAATGTAGTTAAAAAATTGTTTCTTTTTATCTCCGCTCAATTCTGTTGGTGAAGACACTCCATATTTTTTCAATGTGCTATTAAAAAATTTTCTGTATTTTGCTTGATCTTCTTCCAACTCATTTTCATTCATAATATATTTTCCATTTTTCATGGCTATAGCATTTAGAAGTTTTTTATTACTCATACTTAAAGTCATCGAACCAGATGAAATATTTTCAGTTTTATTGGTTTTGGTTAGTCTAGCGTTTTCTAAACGAGCAACGGTGTTTTTAAACACCCTTGTTCGGGCATCTATTTCCACTTTTTCATCAATTTTATTTGATTGATTATTAAACTCTTCCTTTGTTGTTTCTTCAAAAGCCAATGAATCAACATAAGACCTTGCTGCTTTTAAAGCAGATTCGGGACCAGGAAAAAATTCCCATCGGTTTCCATCAACATAAACACGAACAGGTTTAGATAGACCAAGACCAACTTGTTTAATTGTTATTTTGTGTCCTTTATGCTCCATTTCTTTCATAAAGAATTCTTTTTCAAAGTTAGGGTCAAGAGAAATATCGTCATCCTTTGCAGTCACGGTTCCTGCTGAACCTTTAACTCCGAATGCGGTTTCGATTTCGTCTCTTAACCCGTCTTCTAAAGGGTCGGGTACTTCTGCACCTCCAGCATTACTTCTTTCTGAACCAGGAATTCCTACTTTTGCTCCAGTTGTTGGAGCGGACGGAGCAAGAACATTTGCTTCAGTTACAGCAGTTTCTACTGGTTCGGAAGAAACTTCAGATTCTGATGAAATGCTTTCATTATCAGATTCTGTTTCTGTTGTGTTTATAGTTTTTGAAATTGATTCTTTTTTGGTGTTGATTGCCGAGTAAAGGCGATTAGCCAATTCGGAAGCAATCAACTCTTTAAAATCAACTGCATTTTTTTCTTTTGTGGCTTCTATTGCTTTTTGAAGATTTTCCATTTAGTTGCTCCGTTATTGTAGACCGTAAACGCTATTGTCTGGTGCATATAGACCACCATTGCGTTCTATTTGAATTTGTTTATCCATTTCTTTAATTTGTGCTTCGCTCATGTTCAAAACTTGAGTTCTTATCCAATAGTGAGAATAGTACTTACCTATGTATTTCTCAACTTGAGTCAGTTCTTCGTACATGCCCTTTCGGAGTTCTTGATTTTTTAATTCTACGAAATGGCTATCTTTAAGGAAATCAAAAAATATACATTCTTTTAATCCTGCCCAATCGTCAGGTTTAATTACATTTTTCATTAAAAGTTGCTTACGCAACAAATCATAAAACAATTCGCTGAACTTATTACGCAATCTAATTACAAATTTGTTGAATTTAAGTTCATCTCGACTTATTTCTGCTGCTCTACCTAGTTGGAAGCCTTTATCTTGCTCTAAACGAGATACCGGAACATTTAAAGCCTTATACAGTTTCTTTTGAAAGTACACAACATCTTGTAATTCGCCAAGGTTTTGTGCCCCGCTGAGTGTACTAATTTCAGTACCCTTACTACCTTCACGACGAGGTAGCCAGTAGTCTTCCAACATGCTCATAAACTTGCGGTCATCGCGGATTTCGCCAGTATTCGCATCGTAAACTAGTTTGTTACGATACTTACCCATGATGTCCTTTACATACTGTTCTGCCTTAGTCTTTGGTAGCGAACCAACATCTATGTAAAAGATGCGTCGTTCAGGCGCACGGGAGATACGGTAGATGACCACAGCATCTTCCATCATGCGAAGTTGGTTTAGTGGCTTGATAGCCTTATGTAAATTTCCTACCGTGCGGCGATAACGACTATCAAACAGACCCGACGAGCAGAATGCAATGGCATCATCATTAATTTTTATTCCTGATGCGTTTCCTCCGGCTCTTGGATTGTCTTTGTTATACACATAGAAGTCTCGATATCCTGTGATAATTTTTGTTCCATCAGGACGAGTTTCTTTTTCAAATTCACGAATTTTTTGGATGTTTAGCGGGTCAACAAAACGAAGTTCTAAAACTCCTTTTTCGGGTTTCTTTTCATCAGCAATAATATGAAAATATATTTTTCCATCAACATACCAACGACGAAATACTTCGTAACCTTTGGTTTCGAATTGCATAATACGAAGAATGTTTTTAAATTCTTCTTGAATTTTATCTTTAATATTTTCGCTGACAGTCAAATCGCTTGTAAAATAAATTTTTACAGGAGAACGCTTTCCTTCGCAAACTATCGCTTCGTTTACAACATCATCTATGGCAGTTTCACAAATAGGATCCATAGACATTTCACGATATTTTGCAACTAGTTCATAATCATTACGAACCGAGCCGTCAAGGTCAACATATTGACCATAGAAGCCGCCTGCTTCAACTGGAATAGCACCATCGTCTGTAGTAGGTACTACAAACGATTTGAGTGCTTTGAAGTCGCTTTTTTGCTTCTTCGACCGCTCAATTTTTAAGCCGAAGAGTTCCATTATGTAAATACTCCTTAAATATTTTAGGTTGTTACATCCTGCAATTCGTGATACTGATACGACATTGAAACACCGAATTCTGAAATGTTAGTTTTAGAATCGAAGTTCATTTCGTAGCCTTGAATTTCTCTAGGCCATACCCCGACCATTTTGTAGGTGGCAATCGGATTGCCTTCGCGGGTTAGAGGTTGAACATACCAGTCGCATAGATACGAATTCATGTTGTTTGGGCCAACATTGCCCTGATATGAATTTATAACATTTGACCAAGATTCAAATGCTTTGCGTAATTGATAAGCACCATCGTTATAGCACTTGATGTTCCAATCAGCAAATTCTCGGTCTCCACCATATTTTAATTTTCTTCCCATATAATTCACTTCAACTTGACCAAGAGTTGCAGCAGGAATGTTTGCTGCACGACACAAAAACGATACTTGAGCGCCAGGATTACTTAATCCTATTGCAGCAGCAACATTTGTGATTGCTCCTGCTACTGCTCCGCCGAAAACTGCTCCCGCAACACTAGCAGCAGCATTAATAACGCCTGTTGCAGTTCCTGGAAATACACCAGAAACCAAGTAGAGGTTATCTCTTGCACCACCATTTATTAGGTTTGCTCTAAATGCGTCTATGCTAAATTGACTGTATGCCATTTAACTATTCTCCTGTTTCCTTTTTATTTAGGCTCCTACTTCCTCGAACGATACGCCCGACTTGGTAGCAACAAAGTTGAGTTGGATAAAATTAATACTACGATTTGGCTTCACATAAATGTCGGCAACAAACTGATTGCTGTCGATAACTTGTGGTGTGTTGTTCTTCTCGTCACATACAACCTTAAAGTCGGTTATTCCACGACGAGACTGTACATCTCTCAAGAATGGTTCAACTAATGACCTAAACTGAGAACGAGTAAATGCGTCATTGTATTCAAACAAACTATACTTAGCAGCGGTTGCAATTGCTTTTTCTAGCACGATGAATAGACGGCGAACATTTATACGGTCGAAGGCTGAGGGTCTTGTCTGAGCAGTTTTATCACCATATAACACAGTTCCTTCTCCAGAAAATGTTACTACTGGATTTATTGCAGAAGAGTATAAATTATCTCTCTCAGTTTTTGTTGGATTGAAAGCCAATTTGATGGTGTTACGAATCTGCCCACGATTAAACCCTGCTGGCGACCACCAAGGATCGTTAGTAACATCGGTTCTGGCACATAGTCCCGCAACATCTCCGTTTAGAGGAATATAGCGATAGGTGTCATTAAATGGGTCATACATGTATTTGTAGCCACTATCAATAAATGCATAGTTATTATTACCGACCGCATTTCTTAAAGTAATGCAGTTAGAAATTTTTGTGGCTGCACTTTCTGCTGGATTTTTGTTTGGTGAAGAAACAAACGCCACACAATCTTTGCGATTTTTTGCAATATCACACAGTTTTTGTGCGTTATTTCCGGTCAAAGGCCCACCAAGAACAAGATTTACATCAATAGTGTCTGCATCGCCGAATACATCGTATCCTTCTCCTATAGCACCAACAATTGTCGATTCGCCGGTAAACTGACCGGTACCACCACTCATTCTAGCAAAGTAGTTTCCACCAGTTTGATATGAAGTTGCGTTAGTCCAAGTTGCTGTGTGATTTCCCCAAGCAGTCATACCACCAGCAAATTCAGAAACATCAAAAGTGGATGGAGTACCTATCGCAACAATATAGCGAGACTCATCGTTTATCTTGGTTTTATAAAACAGAGGAGTTCCGTCAGAATTTATAGCACCAGGATGAACTGAAATGTTTTCGTATTTTTCAAGAACTGTTAGTGGAGTTCCTGTAAATTTACCATCATAATCCACAACAACCAAGTGAAATGCATCATTTTCGGCTATTCCCAATCGGTCTGAATATGCGGAAGTTGTTGGTCTTCCACTGAACAAACTATTCCATTGCCAACTACCGAAAGTTGCTCCTTCGCCTGCGGCAGATAAAGATGAACCACAAATTTCAACCCATAACGAATTTCCTAGTTCGCCTGGATAACGAGCACCAAAAGCACCATTGGCAGCAACTGTTGCCACCGAACTAATTGATGCAGAATCTACAGTGCGAATTAATGCCGGTGTTTTTGTACCAACCGTTGCATTTCTTGCAGCAGAACTAACATGGCGAACAATTTTTAAATTATTTCCGTAACCAAGGTAGTTATAAGCGGTAAACCACCAATCGGCGTTGCCGTCTCTCGGCATTCCGAATAGTGTTCCTAGTTCTTGCACACTACTTATTGTTACTGGTAGCCCTACGGGGCCCCATTCAAACAATCCAGCCATACCTGCGGCAGTTGTAGCCACGGTAGGAACGATTGTTGTTAGGTCTTTTTCTGTTACGCTTACGCCTGGACTTAATTGGAATGCCATCTATCGTTCTCCTTGTTAGGAAGTGTAAAATTAGGTTTCAAGTTATATTTAGCAAAAATGATTATTAGAATGAAGTGCTGTAGTCACCACCACTTGCAAATCCATCCCCATTAAAAATACGATGAGAACTTTCTCTTCCAAGGTCAATCACATCCTGTTCATGCGAATCTATTTCCGAACTTAAAAATCCAAAAGGAAGTAAATCTTCTTCCATTTTTTTAATTTTTTCTTCCATTAATTTCTTTCTAATGTTGACATTGACAAGATCTCGGAAATAAGATTGTGTTGTTAGCCATCCAAAAAGAACCATACACGACACCAAATCATCGTTATATCCTTCAGAAGCGGCATAAGAGGACTTATGGGATATAAATGTGGACATTTCTGATATTAAATCAAAATCATTGAGAATTACCTTATCTGCTTCAATCATTTCTTTGAGAATTAAACATCCTGTTTTTTTAACTTGATTCGACATTCTAACACCATATTGAACTCTACCCACTCCGAATCCGGTAGCCCTTTGTCCCTTTTTTCCTTTTATTGTGGTGGTTATTAGATTTTCATACTCCAATTCCTCGTGGAGGATGTCGGACACCTGTTGACCCGTATCGTTAGTTTCAATTAGAATATAAGCATTATTATATTTTTGAGCCACACTCGCTATAACATTAGGCAATAGCATTACAGGCATTGTGTTATTTCTAAATCTAGCAACAACGGCATATGGCATTTTTGTTACATCTAAAACAACAAAAGCATGATAATCTAATCCAATTGCTCTGCAAGTATCAACAGTTATGGTATAAATTCTGCCTTTTTCAGGCTCTTTATACAAAATTAAACCATCTCTAGTAACGGCTTTTGGATCTTCATACACTAAAGCGGACAATTTGTTTGGCGAAATTAGTGTATCTTCAGAACCAAGAAATTCGCATTCATATTCTGCCAACCATAGGCGTTCTGACCCCAAAGCCTTTTTAGTCATTTCTTTCCATTTTTCATCTCTACCTGGCACTTCCCACCACTTAACTTCAATTGCTTTGTATGGATTTCTGTTTGCTAGAGCATCCTTCCAAATTTTGTAATACATGTTCATACCCTTAGGGGTAGATACAATAACTACTTTAGAGGTTTGACCTGATGAAATGGTTGGGTATACAGATGCAAAGAATTCGTCTGCTATATTGTTGGGAACGAATGCAAACTCGTCCAACATGATGTAGTTAAACGAGTCGCCACGAACAGCGGTAGCGGAGGTAGAAGATGCAATAATCTTGGAACCGTTTTCAAATTTTATACTTTGTTTATTCCATTCTACCACACCCTGTTTCATCCAAACAGGCAAACGCTCGTATGCCATTTTAATTCTATCTAAGATTTCCGTGGCAGTTTTTTGTTTGTTGGCTAATACTGCTACTTTGTAGTCGGGAGTAAACTGAGTCATGTGCAGAATATCGCCAGTTACACACGATGTTTTACCTGTCTGACGAGGAAATTTGCAGATTGAGAAACGATTGTTTCTAACTTCTTTTAAAAACCTTTTTTGATAATCATAGAGGTCAAAAAGTATTGGACCTTTATCAAGCGAACGAATATAAAAATACTTTGTTAAAAAATATTCTAAATCTTCCGAGGACTTAACATACTCTTCCATTTGCTCGGGAGAATATTCAATTTTAACACCAGGCCCTTTGAGAAGCGCATTGCCGAGATAAGCGATTCCTTGTTTAGCGGGCATCTATAATATCTCCATCGGGCGGAAGTTGTTTAGTCGCTGTTTCTAAATCTCTACGAGCCCGTAAAAACTTGGAAAGTTCGGCGGTGTTGCCAACAAAAATGTTGTTATTTGTAGTTGTAACATTGCCTGCCGTTTTGATTGGGTCTTCGCGCTTGATATCTTTCAACTGCTTATGCAAGTGCATCAGTTTATTATTCGCCTCTAGTGTTGCTTGTATTAGTTGTGCAGCCACTTCGTATGCTCGGGCACTTTGAGTTTCCTGAGCCACCTGAAGCACACCTTGAATTGCGTCTTCCGACTGAACAATAACTCGCTTAAGATTATCTCTTACTTCTCGGTAGTCTTTGTCGGAATCTGCTTGTCCTGTTATAGAAGACGCAGTAGATTTTACTAAAAAGTTTTGGGAAAGAGAATTTAATTCAAGCGATTCGCCAGATAAAGATTCACCAAATATAACATTATTTAAATTGTTATCGACTTTTAATTTTTCATTCATTTCAACTCCCATCATGTATTAGGTATAAATTCTATAATACTTTCTTGTGCTGTAGGGCCAAGAGGAACATAACTTCCTGCTGTTACTCCTTCATTAGCATAAACTCTAATATTTGCTGCGGTAATTCCATTTGTTTCATCGCCTATTATAAGATTTATTCCTCCAGCACCATCAATTGAGGTTGGGCCAGAAGGACCTCCAGGAATTATAGTAACTCCACCAGTATCGGTAATAACTCCCAATTCTTTGATTGGGCCGTACATATAAAACTTTGAAGTAAATGAAAGATTGGCGTAAGTCAATTTTCTAAGATCATATCCACCATAAGAACCATCATCACCCTCACCCAAAACACAGTTTTTAAATACTATTGGTACATTTACATTTGTGTCCAATTCATTCATTCTCAAAGAAACTGTATATTCTGGCTGAAAATACGGTAAAATTTGTTCTATTATTTGTAAAGCATCTTCGGTATTTTTAGTCATAATACCAAGATTCATATCCATGTTATAAGGAACTCTTTCATACCTTGTCTTTAGTGTAGAAGTGTTTGCAGCATTAAAAAACACAGTCCTATTCATTGTGTTTAATTTACGACTTGAATCGTAATTTAAATTTGATATTTCAAAAGATAATCTTGGAAGATAATTTTCTATTCTCACCTTCGTAGCATCAAAATCTGTTCCTATTCTTGATAATCTACGAATAAATTTTTGCTGTGGCCCATAAGAAATAGGAACTTTGATTCGTTCTATTTCTAAACCATTATCATCATAACGGCTTATGTAAATGTTGTTAAACATTGCTCCAAAAGCAACAACAATTTTTCTTATCGTTTGGTGATAAAAATGATCAAACATTTATTATGGTTCTCCAAACGGATGTTTTTCGCTAAAGTTAAAATATTGTTCTGCCTCTTGTTGTATTTCTTTGTTGCTTTCGTCAACAAAAACCCCAAATTTATCCTCAACACCAATTACAATTCTATAGTAACTATTATTAGTGATGTAATAGGGGTTGCCTACTGTCGTTTCCGACCATTTACCAACGATATTAGAAAGTGTAATATTGTTTGGGATGTTCGGGTTATAGGATACAACATTCGCTCTCGCAATTGCATTTTCCACAGTTCCCGTAGTTGTTCCACTTGCGTATTGATATACTGTGTCGCCTTTTGTAAAAGTTCCTGTTCCACCTGTTACTCCTAAAGAAAGGTTAATGTTGTAACTAGAATCATTTTCTACAACATCAATTTCTGGTATTCCAGTATTCATTTTCTCTTCGCTGTATTGGAATAGTTCACAGGTCAATTGAAACGATAAAAGTTTTCCTAATTGATAGAATGGATTTTCATGTTCTACAAATTTTATTTCAAATAATCCTCTATTTAAAGGCAAATAAAGCAAATCTCCTTCTATCGGTCTTTCCATACCAGTTTCTCGTTTAAATCTTTTTCGAGAAACGGTAAACTTTACACTATCTCTAATTTCAAATCCAAATTTTGTAAATGCATCACCACCTTCAAATGCTGTGGTTGTGTCCATATACATTTCAATCATTTTGAAAGAAGAAAACCTAGAATATGGTGCTTCTCCAAAAAAATCATCTTTATGAATCATGCTTCTAGGAAGGTAATAAATTTCCATTCCATGAATCTTGATTGCTTCAATAGTCAAATCTTCAACAAGATTTTGTTCAGGTAAGTTTTTAAATTTGTTAAAATACGGATTAAGTGCCACAAATTACCCCATCATAAAATCTGTTGGTAATTGATACATATCCATTATTTGTTTTTCTATATTTTCTATTTCCGTAGACGCTTCGGAAACAAGTTTATCTCCGTTAAAGGTTATGTCTCCGGGTAATTTTATTCCGCTATATTTACTTAAATTTATACCCCATTGCTTTTTCAGTAAAGCAGTTAAGTATCTTTTAAGCATTCTATCTTCATATATCTCTGTATAAATTCTAGGATCTAAAACTCTATACGCTTCAATAATAAAATATTGACCAGGTTCAACAAATTTCCAATCCATGTTTACCTGCAATTTATTGGTGACTCTACTAAAATTGACCATTTTTTCTGGCGACAAATATTGTCTAAGTAAAGACAGATATTGTTGAGTTAAATCATATTGAACTAAATCAATTGTGCCGAATGTGTATAAATCATTCAAAGCGTACTGATAACGAACATCAAACATACCCACAGACTGTGCGGTTATGTGAAATATTCTAGTTACGCTGGTGATTAAATCTTGTAATAAAATATCACCAGGCTGGTCTTGTTCTTCAGAGACTATAGTTTTATCTGCCAATTGAAAGCCAGGATTGTCGGCTTTAATCGAGATGTAGCGATTGGCTATATCTTCAGGTTGAATTTGATACTTCAAATATACCTGTTCCACACCGTCAAAATGATATTCAGAAAAAAAACGAATAGCGTCATCAACGCGATCCTGAATTTGTTCGTCGTCTACATTCACTTCAATTACAGGCGAGCCTAAAGCCCGCAAACAGTAATCAACTAATTTCCGTCTCGTCCTGACTGAGGGCATTTATGTTCTCCGAAGGATATTTAGCCTTTATTTCTTTTCTTAATTTTTGAATAGAACTAATGCTAGATTCTGTTTTTGGTTTCTTTTCTATAAGATTTTCCCACATTGCTACAACTAGTTCTTCAATACTCGGATATTCTAATTTTCTTTTATCAAGTCGATTAAATGTTTTCTTTTGATTTATTGCCGCTCTAACATCCTCTAAAACTTCCAATTCTTCTGAATTAACTTCGGTTTCTAAAGTTGTTGAAACTTTAACAAATTCATTAATTCTTTTGAAATATCTTTCTCCATCATCCCAAACACCAAATATTTTATATTGTTTTTCTTTAGTTTTAATCAATCTGTAAGGCGAATGTTCATTATCGTATTTCAAATATACAGTGCTTGTTGGTTCTGTGTAATTTGGCTCCAATAACATAAATGCAGCAGATTTTACTAGTTTGCCATTAATTAAAAAATCACCAGATTGTAGTCTTTCAAATTTCATGTTTGTCCTCACAGCGGTATTGGTGGTATGTAAACATCGGAAATATCTGTTTCCGACGATCCCTTTTTGTTTGTTGTTGCAAAATATGAAACTTTTCCTCTACCCATATTCCAAATATATCCTGAAAGATTAACTGAAGATGGAACATTTAATCCTACCAGTCCATTTCCGTTCTTAAAATATAAATCTCCAGAACTTTGTGTACTAACATTCAAAAATGCCTGAACACTATTATTTCCCGAAACTCCTCCAGAACCTCCTACAGCAAATGATGTATGTCCCGTTCCTCCCGTTAACCCTATAGCGCGAGAATCTCCTTCAACAAGCAATTTAGAAGAGCCGGAGAAAAAGAATCCGCCTTGATATCCGGTAGATAATAAATTAGAAAAACTATCTTTAATAGTTATTTCTGCGTTATTAATTATTCCTATAACTCCGTTATTTGCTATGTTTGTAAACTTTACACTATTTGAATTTGCTTCAATATCAATTATTCCATAATTTTTTGCAGATAATCCGTAAAGATTTCCAGTAATGATCGGATTATTCATAAGGATTATTCCATTTCTATTAGATTCAACAGCGGTTCCGCAGTCTGAAAATATATTGTTTACAGATTCAATTCGACCGTTTCTAGTTGCGTATAAAGCACTACCGTAATCGGGCCATCCATAGAATGCCATATTTTCGCCAATTCTTACCAAACCAGAACCAGAACTAATAATTGCTTTTGCGGTTTCTGAAGAAAAGGTTGTTCCCTCAAATGATATTACAAACGGATCGCCTTGTGTTGAAAGACCTAAAGTTAGTTCTCCAGAATTAACCAAGTAACCGCTGCAATCTGCAAAATTCATTGATACGGTATAAATGTCTACTCGTTGTAAGTTATCTGTAGAAACTCCACCAGTAATATAACCTGAAAATACACTTGAACCGCTGATTCCAAACGGAACAGAAGAATTAACAGTAACCTTTCCTGTTTCTACAGAGTTTATTTTATAAATGCCTGCAAGCGATTGTGGTCCTGTTGCGGATGCCGTTAGTGTGTGAGAAAAATATTCCGGTCTAATACCAACATAATTTCCTACAGCAACATTAGATGTGTCCATGAATATATCAAGAACCATCGTGTTTCTTCCTGTACTGCCGTATGCAGTAGAAAGAAGACCCGCAGACAAACCTATGGGTATTTTGTTGAAGAAAGAATCCGAAGAAGCATACATGTTTATTTTACAACCATCAACAATATTTGTTTTAGTGTTTGAAAAAACAGTGTTTGGCGTATCTTTAACCAAAACAATATTTGTTTCTTTTGGTGAAGTAAAATAATTTAAAGTGTCTGTATCTCTAGCAGCATCACATAAGGATATGTAACCACTAGAACCTTTACAATTTCCTGCACAAGGTTCAGATGTTATTCCGATTGCAGAATTGAAATATCTCTTTAATATCGGAGATTGCCACACAGATTCCAATTCTTCAGTATACCTTACAACACCCCAATCGCTTAAAGAATTTAAAAACACTGAATATTGTGTTGGTGAAGTGGAAAGTGTCGAGAAATTGTGTGGGCCAATTGAATCCACATCCGAAACGGGATCTCCTACCGGCGAAACATAAACGGTGGGGAAAATATTTCTATAGTCTGCGGCGGTACATCCACAAGAACCAGTTT